CAGAGCGCAGTACGAAGCACCTCCGATGTTTTATACAGGATAACAAATGCCTGTAAACAAATACGTTAATAATTTTCCCAACAGTAATAATAACGAGCAGAACCTAGTTGAGGATTTGCTAGTTGAAGCCATTCAATTCTATGGTTGCGACTGCACGTATATTGTTCGAGAAAGTATTGTAGGTTCTGATATCGATTATATCTATGGTGAAAACCCAGCTTCTCAGTTTTCCAAGTCCTATATTCTTGAAATGTATATGAATAACACAATGGACAACCTATCGGGTGGTACATTTGCTGGTCGTTTTAATTTACAAATTAATGAAAGTGTTTCGCTTCTTATTGCTCGCCGGACCTTCCAAAAATGGGTACCAGCAAACGTGGCCACGCGCCCTCGGGAAGGCGATTTGATTTACGTTCCATTCTCAACCAACCTATATGAAATTAAGAATGTCGACCACGAAAAGAACTACTATACTCTAGGCCGTTCAGGTAATCTTCCATACATGTATGAAGTTACCTGTGAACTATTCAGACATTCACAAGAAAGTATTTCAACAGGTAATCCAGTGATTGATACAATTGAACTTGAAGGCGGATATCAAATTGAATTGAGTCTTAACAGCACGGCCATATCAGCCAATACTAATTACTATATCAATGAACTTGTATTCCAGGGCGGCTCATATGAAAATGCCGTGGCCGTAGCAGAAGTTAAAGCATGGTCACCAGGAGCCAAGACACTTAAGATTGGTAATATCAAAGGTGTGTTTGCAAACACAGGAAACGTTCGTGGTGTTACCTCTGGTACAGAATATAATATTCTAAATTATGATCCTCAGGAAGATCAAACAGAAATGGGCGATTCACAAAACTCAGAAATTGAGAGTGAAATCGAACCACTTATTGATAATTCCGAAAATAATCCATTTGGAGATGTATAATGTTAGCATCACATTTCTATAATAGATTAAAGCGCAAATACATTACCTTGTTTGGTTCAATATTCAACGATATTACCTTCATTCGTTACAACTCGGCTTTCACCACTGAGATAGAACGTATCAAAGTTCCTATTGCATATTCACCAAAAGAAAAATGGTTGATGAAATTGCAATCAGACCCAGAACTAACAAAATCAACCCAGATTGCAATGCCTAGAATGGCCTTCAATGTCATTTCGATGAACTATGACCCGTCACGTAAACAGCAGTCTTTATTGCATATGCCGAGCCTTGCTGGTGTAAGAAATTCTCAATATGTCGGTGTTCCTTATGATTTAACCATTGAATTAAACATATTAACTCGCAACATTGACGACGGCGACCAGATTGTTGAACAAATTCTTCCTATGTTCAATCCAGATTATACACCAACAGTCAATCTCATGACGACAATGGGATATCTAAAAGATATTCCTTTAATTTTGAATGATATTACTCAAGAAATTGATTGGGAAGGTGACTTCGATACCATGCGTAATGTTGTGAACACGCTCACTTTTACGATGAAAGTTTATTTTTGGGGTCCAATCAACACTGCAAAGATCATCCGAAAGGTATTTGCCAATACATACCTGGATGGTTCATTGAGTGCCGGTGGTTCCATTTCAAAGATGAATATAAGCGGTAACGGCCGTATTAAAATGGAAGATGTTGTGTTCCAAGGTGACTCTATTCAAACAGCAACAGCAGCAGGAACCGTGCTTTCTATTAATGATTCCAATACTGTTATCGTTATTGGAGGTACGCAAGGCAACTTTATTACCAATAGCGTAATTCATTTTGCCTCAACAAATGCCGCATACAATCTGGTATCATTTGATGCTTCGCCACGTAAAGCAGTCAGTATAAAGATTGAACCTGATCCTATAGATGCTGAACCAGAGGATGATTTTGGGTATTCAATTACACAAACAGAATACTAAATAAGAATCTATTCTGAAAGGAATTACTATGATAGTCGATATACAAGATTTAATTGATGATTTGAATGATGAAGCCAGCGGAAAGCCAAATTGGCAATTACGTCAGGAGATGATTCCAGTTATCAAGAAAGCCTATATCGACCTTCAAAGACTCCTATGGGAGGCTAGATTTGGTGGTGACGGTTCTTTTGGACTTGATCAAGCCAGAGATAGATTAACGGAAAGCTATATGTGGGCGCTCAAAGATTTGAAGGGCGCAGACAATAAGGATTTTTAAATGAGTAATGGTAAAATTGCAGATGCACTTGGAGTTGACGGTGAAGATTTATTCTTTGACGATCCAACCAAGAGAGTTGCTGTAGTAACAGAAAAAACTGGTGACGATGAAAAGGATGATTATGTTCTTTCCCGTTCCACACTCCGTTCCATAACAGAATTGGGAGCAAATGCTCTCAGCGAATTATTGACTGTGGCTAAATCCAGTCAGAAGGCACGCGACTATGAGGTAGCAGCAAAGTTAATTGACACTCTTGCTGGTCTAGCCAAAGGAATGAAAGACCTTCACAAAAAAGAACAGACTAATGGACGTATAAGCAATCTAGAGAATGAACAGAACGGACAAACCGTCAATATTGAAAAGGCCGTATTCGTGGGCACAACCGCCCAGTTATTGGCTGAAATGAAAAAGGCCAAGGCTTTGCCTCCAGAACCTACTGTCATTGAGGAAGAAAAGAACTAATGTCACAAGCATCGGGTTACATGGGTAATCCCAATCTTAGCAGACTTTACGAAACACATTCTCTAACCCAAGACCAAATTATCGAATACTTGAAATGTGCCGATCCTGATACAGGACCAACCTATTTTATTCGTAAGTATATTAAGATCGTTCACGTTGACCGCGGTCTAGTTCCATTTGATCTATGGGACTTTCAGGAAAATATTATCGATACGGTCAATAAGAACCGTTTCGTTATCTGTAAGATGGCCCGCCAGTCAGGCAAATCAACCACACTCCTATCTTACCTGCTGTGGTATATCCTATTCAATGAAAACGTATCTGTTGCCATTCTGGCTAACAAGGGCGCAACCTCGCGTGAATTGTTGGGTCGTCTCCAGCTTGCCTATGAATGGATTCCAAAATGGTTACAACAGGGTATTGGTATCTGGAATAAGGGTTATGTTGAACTTGCAAATGGTTCAAAGATTCTAGCAGAATCAACCTCAGCAGCTTCCGTTCGTGGACGTACCTTCAACATCGTTATGCTTGATGAGTTTGCATTCGTGCAGAATAATCTGGCCGTTGAATTCTTCCAGTCAACATTTCCTACCATTTCTTCTGGACAAAGCACCAAAGTTTTAATCGTATCGACTCCAAAAGGTATGAACCTGTTCTATAAAATGTGGACAGATGCTATCGAGAAACGAAACGATTACATTCCAATTGACGTGGATTGGCGAAAAGTCCCCGGTCGAGATGAAGCTTGGCGAGAGATGATGATTCGAAACACATCTCCGGAACAATTCGATCAGGAATTCGAGTGCAACTTCCTTGGTTCCAGCCATACACTTATTTCTGGTGCAAAGCTTAAACAGCTTGTCTGGATGAATGCTCTGTCTGTCGAGGACAAAGACGAATTCGGCCAGCTTGATATCTATGAGCCGCCAATGAAAGGTAGAACATATGTTATGGTATGTGACGTTTCCCGTGGGCAAGGACTTGACTATCAGGCCTTCTCTGTTATAGACGTTACCACAATTCCGTATATGCAAGTAGCAAAATACCGAAATAACCGGCTATCTCCTCTGACATATCCTAATTTGATTGAAAGAACGGCCAGAAAATATAATGATGCATTTGTTTTGGTGGAAATCAATGATATCGGCCAGCAGGTAGTGGACATTCTACATTATGAATTGTCATATGACAATCTTCTAAAATTGTCCATGAAAGGCAAACAAGGTCAGAATATAACAGGTGGTTATAAGAAACAAATCCAATTTGGTGTGCGCACGACCACACCTGTTAAGAGAATTGGTTGTTCAAATCTAAAATCCCTGATTGAAAATGATAAACTAATCATAAAAGACTTCGATACTATTTCTGAATTGACCACATTCGTATCTGTAAAGGAATCCTTTGCGGCCGAAGAAGGTTGTAATGACGATTTGGCCATGTCACTTGTTCTATTTGGCTGGCTGGTCAACCAGAGAGTGTTTAAGGAAACAGTGAACACAGATATTCGGGTTGTCCTTGAGCGGGAACAATACGAATTGATGGATGCCGACTATCTTCCAGCGCCGATGATTAACACCGGCCTAGAAATACCCGGCATGGTAGACGATGAAGGAGACATATGGAACGCCGTGGACGACCTTAAAAACCGTTATCCGTATGATGACCCGAACAAGGGGTGGGGTCGGCTCTAAAAAGCTCATTTTTATAAATACCATAGAACAAGATTGAAATGTATCTATCACTATAAGGGAGTTCACAAACCATGGCATTCCAGCAATCACCAGGCGTCAATTTTTCAGAAATTGACCTAACCACTATCGTTCCAGGAGTTGGAACCACGGTCGGTGCCTTCGCAGGTAAGTTCAACTGGGGTCCAGTTGAAGAAATTATTACTCTAAGCAATGAAATCAATGCTGTTGATCGTTTTGGTAAGCCAGATCAGAACACCTTTGTATCATTTTTCACAGTTGCAAACTTCCTTGCATATGCTGTTGACCTAAAGACTGTTCGCGCATCTAACACCGCTCAGGTAAACGCAACTGCCAACGGCAACGGCGTTCTAATCAAGAACCGCGGTAAGTATGACGAATCATTCTCAGCAGGTTCAGCGCTCTATGGTCCATTCGCTGCAAAGTATCCTGGCGATCTTGGTAACAGCCTTCGCGTTGAAACCTTCCCAACAGCCAACGCAGTTGAATTCAATACATGGGCCTACGCTTCCCTATTCGATGCTGCACCATCTACCTCAACCTACGCTTCTGGCGTTGGCGGAGCAAACGACGAAATGCACATTGTGGTCGTTGACCGCGGTGGTAAGTTCTCTGGTGTTGCTAACACAGTTCTAGAACGCTTCGCCTTTGTATCTAAGGCCGAAGATGCCGTTACAAGCGATGGTTCTTCAAACTTCTATAAGCATGTCATTAACGACAAGTCTAAGTATGTTTGGTGGACAGGTCACCCAACCAGCACAAACTGGGCGGGTAACACTGCACCTGGTATCACATTTACCAACATTGCAGCAAACACCTATACCCTATCAGGCGGCGTAACCGCACAACCAACAGATGCAGAATTGATCACGGCTTACCGTCTATTCGGTAACCAGGATACAGTTGACGTATCTCTAATCATGATGGGTGATGCTAACACAACCGTTGCTATTGATGCAATCAACAATATCGCTGAAAGCCGCAAGGACGCAGTTGTATTCCTATCACCAAAGCGCAGTGATGTTGTAGACCAAGCTGGTTCCGAAGCCAACTTGATCAGCACGACACGCGACACACTGCCTTCATCTTCATATGCATTTATGGATGGTAACTGGAAGTATCAGTTCGACAAGTATAACAACGTTTACCGTTGGCTGCCATATAACGGCGATATCGCTGGTCTAGCAGTACGTACTGACCTTGAACGCGACTCATGGTTCTCATTCGCTGGTTTCAACCGTGGTAACATTAAGAACGTTATCAAGTCAGCTTGGAACCCAAGCAAGGCAGACCGCGATACACTATACAAGAAGGGTGTTAACCCAGTTGTTTCCTTCCCAGGTGAAGGTACAATTCTATTCGGTGACAAAACAATGTTGTCAAAGCCATCGGCATTTGACCGTATTAACGTCCGCCGTCTATTCATCGTGGTTGAAAAAGCTATTACTCGCGCTGCTAAGTTCTCATTGTTCGAATTTAACGATGAATTTACACGCGCACAGTTTGTAAACCTAGTCGAACCATTCCTACGTGATGTTAAGGGCCGCCGTGGTATCTTTGACTTCCGCGTAGTATGCGATGAAACAAACAACACACCAGAAGTAATTGACCGCAACGAATTCGTTGGAGACATTTACATCAAGCCAGCCCGTTCAATTAACTTCATCCAGCTTAACTTTGTTGCCGTCCGTACGGGCGTTGCCTTCGAAGAAATTGTTGGCCGTTTCTAATTGACGAATAAATAAAGATAAGAAATAAGGAGTTATTAAAATGGGTTTTGACGTAGGACAATTCCGAGCACAAATGGTGGGAGACGGCGCAAGACCAAACTTGTTTGAAGTCATTATGCCTTTCCCTCAAATCTCTCGCGTTCAAGGTTCGCCATCGGCTGGCGCTGTTGACCAAAAGTTCACATTCATGTGCCGTACCTCGCAGCTTCCAGGTTCAACCCTAGGTGCTGTTCCAGTAAACTACTTCGGTCGTGAAATTAAGTTGGCCGGTAACAGAACATTCCCAGAATGGACAGTTACGGTTCTTAACGACGAAGATTTCTTGGTACGCAACACAATGGAAAAGTGGATGAATTCAATCAATTCACACCGCGGCAACTTCCGCGCCGCTGGTGCATTGTCGCCATCTTCATACACTGTTGACCCGTTGGTCAACCATTACGGTAAGGAAATTCCCGGTCCGATCATTAAGCAAGTTAAACTTATTGGCTGCTTCCCTATTGACGTTTCACCAATCGATCTTGATTGGGGTCAGAACGACACTATCGAAGAATTTGCCGTTACGTTTGCTTACCAGTGGACGGAAGACGTTCGGGTTGGTATTCTATAACCTAATCAGATAATGATGTTCGGTGGGCTAAATGCCCATCGAATTTATTGGAGAGTTGAATGGCAGAACAGCAATCATGGTCTTGGAATGTTTTCGGGTTCAATATTACCCGACCTCAAGATAAAGAACAGGAAAAGAAAGACCAGCAAAACACACCGACCTTTGTAGCCCCTACAACGGAAGATGGTGCTGTTGTTATTCAGTCAGGTTCCTACTTTGGAACCTATGTCGATTTGGACGGCGCAGTCCGTAACGAAGTCGAACTTATTACAAAATACCGCGATATGGCCACCCAGCCAGAAGCAGAATCCGCCATTGATGATATCGTTAATGAAGCTATTGTAACAGATGGTCTAGGCAAGTCCGTGTCTCTAAACATGGATGAATTAAAGCAACCAGCCACAATCAAAAAGAAGATTACCAAAGAATTCGAATATCTCCTACGGATGTTGAATTTCAATAACCTTGGTCACGAAATCTTCCGTCGTTGGTATGTTGACGGCCGTTTGTTCTATCACGTAATGGTAGACGAAACAAAGAAGGGCGAAGGCATTCAGGAACTACGCCACATTGATCCGCGCCGTATCCGTAAAATTAGAGAAATCAAAAAAGGCCGTGATCCTAAGACCGGTCTCGAAATCATTGCAAGCACAGATGAATACTACGTTTATAACGAGCGTGGTATTATTGGTGCCGCTGCACCAGCACTTGGTGCCAAAATTGCCAAGGATTCGATAGTCTATACAACGTCTGGACTATTGGATGCCAAGAGAGCAATGGTACTAAGTTACCTACACAAAGCAATCAAGCCTCTTAACCAACTACGTATGTTGGAAGATGCAACAGTTATTTACCGTTTGGCCCGTGCGCCAGAACGGCGTGCATTCTATGTTGACGTTGGTAACATGTCAACAATCAAGGCCGAGCAATATCTAAAGAGTGTTATGACCAACTATCGTAACAAGTTGATCTATGATTCCTCAACAGGAGAAATCAAAGACGACCGTAAAATGATGACGATGTTGGAAGATTTCTGGCTACCGCGCCGTGAAGGTAACAAATCATCCGAAATTCAGACACTTCCTGGCGGACAGAACCTAGGCGAAATAGCCGACGTTGAATACTTCGAAAAGAAACTATACAAGGCTCTTGGTGTTCCATTCTCACGCACACAACAGGGAACTGGTTTCTCAATTGGTCGTTCAACCGAAATTACCCGCGATGAAATCAAGTTTGGTAAATTCATTAACCGACTACGTAACAAATTCTCAACATTGTTTGATGATCTGTTGCGCGTTCAACTTGTGCTTAAGAAGATTTGCACCGAGGAAGAATGGGATGAATTCAGAGAGTATATCTATTACGACTTCCTAAAGGACGTTTACTTTGACGAACTTAAGGATGCCGAAATCAATCAGAACAGAATGAACCTATTGATGGCTTCTGTTCCTTACACCGGTTCATATTTCTCCAAGCAATGGATTTGGAAGAATATCCTTCGCATGACCGAAGATGATATTGAAGAAATGAAAAAACAGATGAAGGAAGAAGCCAAAGAAAACGAGCCTACAGATCCTGAAACTGGCGAACCACTACCACCAATGAATGGCGGCGTTATGCCACCTGTGCCTATGGGTATGTCTCCTCCAGGTGCGCCACCAATGGCTATGGGTCAGCAGCAGGGCGGCGCACAACCAGACCAAGAATATAATCCAGATGATGTTGCAGTTGAACAGGAAGGCAAGAGAAAGAACAGATTTAATCTGCCTCTAGAAAGAGCCTAACATGTCAAATGAAGAATTGATTGAAACTAATCTTTTAGACATACACGATAAACCTGCCCGAGAAGCTTCTGGTCCACGCCAGCAAGCCAAGCAACTTGGTTTATCGTATATCGGCTTTGGTCGATATGGTATTAAGAACAAGAAAGGTGAGTTCAAGGTAACTCACGTTGTCCGTAATGACCAGCTTAAGGCCATTACACAAACCAAATACGATGAAAAAACCGGCCGAATGGAGCATTTGCCGCAGAAGATTCCTGAAAAGGAATTCGGTGCATGGCGCAATAAGTTCCAGGGTAAGTATGAAAAGTCTATTCTCAAAGGCGGAGCCAAGAGTGTGGACACGAAATATGACGGTGACGCATCGGGTGATATCCGTGTGGATGTGGGTGCAGACGTATATAAGAAAACAAAGAAACTACGCACAGACATTCTTTCTTCAAATACAAAGAAATACACCGAAAACAAAATACATCAAGACAAGAAAATACAAGGTGTTTTGCGCAAATTTATCGAAACCACAGATGATATTAATACCCACATTCACATTGGACCGTCTCCGGACCGTCACAAGGAAAGAATGGCATCTTGGAAGATAAGAATGATGGACAACGCATTCAAAAACGACACTTTCAAATCTGACCATGACTATTCCACTTATACTGGAACAAAGATCAAGTTGGAGAATGGCAAAACGTTCAAATTCAAAGGATTCTTAAGCACGACCTTGAATCCTAGTGCCGCTCAAGGCCAAGAGCTTGACCATACAAAGGGTGAGACTCGGAAGCCAACCATGATTCAGATTGACCTTAAGAAGGGTCAGAGAGTTATAGACGTTAACGCTGCCGTACCAGATAATGGTCATGCCGAGGATGATGAACACATCCTACCTCGGAACACCAAACTTAAGATGGTTGACGGTCCTATTGCTTCTCCTGAAGGCGAAGTCTGGCGTGCAGAAATAGTAGAAGCATAAATAGTAAGGAATCGAGGAGATAATTATGGCAACGGTTAAAGAAATAGTTCAAAACGCATTGGCAGACAAAATCGACGAAGTTCGTACTGATTTTGGTACGGAAATGAGTGGCCGTTTGGCTGACCGTATGGGCGCCCGCAAGCAGGAAATCGCTAAGTCTTATTTTGGACAGGCTGTTGCTGAGTGTGTCGTTACTGAAAATGACCTTGATGCCGATCTATCCGAAGATGAAATTTGGATTGAGGAAGAGACTGTTGCTGAGGCCCGCAAGCGAGGTTCGCCAAATTATCTGTTCACACATAAACCAGGTGATGCCGAATCAGAAGCCAAACTGGCAGATGCCAAGAAAAAAGGCCGCGTTGCTTTGCAGGGACGCCTAGGTAAGAATAGTCCACATGCCGATCACTATAAAAATAAAAAGATGTGGCATGGCGGTTCACAAGGCAAGTACCAACGCATTAAGAAGGCACATGCCTCTCATTTTGACGTTTATCGTAAGGATTAATTATGAAAACTCTCAAACAAATCAGAGAAGAAATCGAAGTTAACGAAGCGGAAGATAAAAAGCTTACCTCGCTAATTCGTGCTGGTTTGTTTGATGTTCGTAAATTGCCTTTGTTAAAGAGAGCATTGTCTAAAGACAATACCAAGATGAGCCCGACGGAACGTAAT